TCTGTGATTATCCTGGTAAAATGGTGACCGTTGGTACACTAGCCATTGCACTTTATTGGTTGACAATGATAGGTATGGCGGTCTATGGTATACATTATCACTCTAATTTAAATCATGGAAGTCAAAGTATTACGAATGAACACAGGTGAAGAAATCATCTACACCCTGGTAAGTGAAACTGATGAGTATGTTGAGGTTGAGAATGCACTAGTTGCGGTTCCTAATCAACAGGGTCAGATTGGTTTTGCACCATGGTCTTATCTTGCCGACGAAGGACAGACTCTAAAAGTCTCTAAGGATTATATTGTCTATGTGATCGAAGCTAAGGAAATGATCGTTGATAACTATAAGAAGATCTTTTCCAAGATTGAGACCCCTAGTAAGAAACTGATCCTCTGATGACTGAAGAACAGTTAGAGAAAGAAAGGTGTATCGATGATGACTATGCAGTTATCAGTCAGTTCTATACAGCAAAGAGAAGATACCCTACAATACCTTTCTACCTTCAGGATGAAAAAGGTAGTACATACGAATTCGGGTGGAGTTTGATCTACCAGTATATTGCAAACGTTGATCATTGGTAATGGCAGAACTTAAGGATTGGTTGAACTCTATCAACTTCAATAAGGAGAATCTTATTGAGGAAGACTCTACTCTTATCAAAGAGTACCCACCCTTTATTGTCAATAAGTGTCTGTCAGGTCATTTAGATTGTGTGTTGTTTGCCAACGAAATGAACCGGTATCATTTCCTGGATAAGGACATGCAATATAATTTTTATCTAAATATATTGAGAAAGAAGAAGAGATTTTCTCCTTGGTTACGTAAGGAGAAGGTATCAGACATAGAGTATGTCAAACAATACTATGGTTATAGTAACGAGAAAGCATCTCAAGTTCTGAAAATCTTATCTGATGAACAAATTGACTTTATCAAACAACGACTTGACACTGGTGGAACTAAATGACAAATACTGTTGAACCTCAGGTTAATTGGTCTCAGAGCCAGATGGTTGAGATCAAGCTTAACGAACCTGATGACTTTCTTAAAGTGAGAGAGACACTGACTCGTATTGGAGTTGCTTCTAGAAAGGAGAAGAAGCTTTATCAGTCATGTCATATCCTTCATAAACAAGGTAAGTATTTTATCGTTCACTTCAAAGAGTTGTTTGCTCTTGATGGTAAGTACGCTAATCTTACTATTAACGATGTTCAACGTAGGAATCGTATTACTAAGCTTCTTGCTGATTGGGGACTCATTACGATAGTCAAAGAAGATGCTGTCCTTGACATCGCACCACTGAATCAGATCAAGGTATTGTCATACAAGGATAAGAGTGACTGGACTCTGGAACAGAAGTATAATATTGGTAAAAGAGGAAAGACTGAAGAGGAGAATTGAATGTACGGTATCTTTGTTATACTAGTATTGTTGACTGGTTATGGTATCTACATGGGCTTTGGTCCTCCTTCTAGAGACTTAGACGACCCCTTCGACGATCACGACGACTAATGAAACTATCCAAACCACTTAGAACACTAAGACTTCACCAATGTATGTACTATTGGTGGGATTCCCGTATCGATCCAAGAGAACCGGATTACGATCCTGACTTTGATCCCAGACAACCGAACAATAACAAGCGGGTTTCCACACCCGCTTTTTTTATGGATCGTGTATAATTAGTATGTCAGAGGACAGGGGGTTCTCTCCCCCTTTGACGCCAAGGATGCCTTCGGGGTCCACACAACACACTCTCGCTAACTAAGGAGAAGTTACATGTCAAACTTGACAAAGTACAATGCTGCCAATTTGGATCAGCTGTTCGATCGTGTCACAAGAAATTCGATCGGAATGGGAGACTATTTGAATCAGGTCTTAAACGAAACTACAATTAATTACCCTCCCTACAATGTAATCCAGGTAAATAGTCATGAGACACGACTGGAAATTGCACTAGCCGGATTTAAGAAAGAGGAGGTACATGCTTACACCGAGTATGGAAAACTTTATGTCGAAGGGAAGAAAGAAACTCCCGCTGAGGACCGGACCTTTGTCCACCAGGGACTGGCTCAGAGAGACTTTACACGAGCCTGGACCCTCGCTGAAGATACAGAAGTCTCCAACGTCGTATTTGAAGACGGACTTCTCTCAGTCACCCTCACAAAAGTTGTTCCCGAACATCACCAACGGAAAGACTACCTCTAAATAGAACATATCGTCGCCGCCCGGGTTCAATGGCCAAATCCATTGACACCCGGCTTTTTTTATGTTATGATACCGGTGAGTGAAATTGTCCTATGGCAGCCAAGAAAGAACACGTAGATGTTGTCCTTCCCACCTCTGGTGACGGTGTTGAGTATGAGGTTATCAGTCGTCAAGTCACTGAGAACGCACACAAAAAATGGCCCTCTGTCAAGTCAGATCCTTATGATGAGATCTTAGAACAACGAAAGAAAACATCCTATGGTAATCCAGAGGAAGTTTTTGAAACCTATGAGACTGTACGGTACAGAAAGTATCATCCTGTACCTGATCCTGTTGCTCCTGTCGAAGTCAAGGCTGAGAAAAAAATCAAACCCGAAGTAAAAGTAGAATCATGAACACAAAGTTACTCCTTCTCAAGTCTGGAGAAGATGTGATCGCCCAGGTCGAAGAAATGGTAGTGGATGAAAAGGTGGTTGGTTATTACCTTAAATATCCTTGTCGAGTAAATCTTGTCAGTAATGTAACGAATCCAGAGGGTGCAGCCAAAGTTCCCTCTAAGATTCAACTCTTACCTTGGATGCCACTGAGTAAAGATAAGCTGATTCCTGTTGTGGCTGATTGGGTTGTGACTATCACTACTCCAATCGAACAGGTAGTAAACATGTACAATGATGGAGTTGAGAAGTATGAAGCCCCTAAAAATTCTGGTGCTGGAACAGGATCTGTATCTGATAACACAGATTGAAGAAGTATCCACCGAACTTGGTGAGCCTGATTGTAGGTTGATTGAACCATTCGTTCTTAAGAGTGATGGAACAATGAAACCTTGGCTGGTAGACATCACTAGTCAAAACTCTTTTATGATTCACTCCGATAAGATCTTGACCATTGCAGATCCTAACGGTAAACTAATTGACAAATACGAAACTCTGGTAAAGGAATGAGGTTTTATACGAATGTCCAGGTGGTTGGTAACAACTTCCTGGTCCGTGGTTATGAGAACGGTCAGAGTGTTCGATTCAAAGAAGAGTATTCCCCCACTCTGTTCGTCAAATCAAAACGAGAGTCTAATTTTAAAACTCTTGAAGGTGAAAACGTAGAACCTATTCAACCAGGAACGGTTAGGGATTGTAGAGAGTTCTATAAGAAGTATGACGAGGTAGATAATTTCAAGATATACGGTAACGACCGATATGTATTTCAATACATATCTGACAAATATCCTGAAGATGAGATCAAGTTTGATATCAAGAAAATCAATCTTGTAACAATCGACATCGAGGTTAAATCTGAAGAAGGGTTCCCTGACCCTGAGAATTGTGCCGAAGAGTTATTGACCATCTCTATTCAGGACTATGCCACAAAACAAATCAAGACTTGGGGTAGATATCCTTACACACCTGTACAAGACAATGTAACCTATTATCACTTTGAGGATGAGGTTGCAATGCTGAATGCATTCTTGTATTGGTGGAACTCCAATCCTCCTGAGGTTGTGACAGGTTGGAACTGTCGTCTGTATGATATTCCTTATCTCTGCGGTCGCATTGATCGGATCATGGGGACAAAGAAGATGAGACTCATGTCACCATGGGGTATCGTCAGTCAAGAACAGATTACGATCATGGGTCGTGAGTTCAATACCTTTGACATTGCTGGTGTCACTACACTGGATTACCTGGAACTGTATAAGAAATTTACCTATACCAACCGGGAGAGTTATCGACTGGACTTTATTGCTGAGGTAGAACTCGGTCAGAAGAAACTCGACCACAGTGAGTTTGATACCTTCAGAGATTTCTATACTGGTAACTGGAAGAAGTTTGTAGACTATAACATTGTTGACGTGGAACTTGTTGACCGTATGGAAGACAAGATGAAACTGATTGAGTTGGCACTGACCATGGCCTACGACGCCAAGGTTAACTTTGTCGATGTGATGTTCCAAGTCCGTATGTGGGACACAATCATTTATAACTATCTGAAGAAGAGAGACATTGTTATCCCTCCCCGTGACCGTAGTGAGAAGGACAAGAGGTATGAGGGTGCCTATGTGAAACAACCTGAACCTGGTGTCTATGACTGGGTAGTGTCGTTTGACCTTAACTCCCTGTACCCTCACCTGATGATGCAGTACAACATCTCCCCTGAGACTCTGGTGGAGGAGAAGCATCCGTCTGTTACCTGTGACAAGATCCTTAATAAGGAACTGACCTTTGAGATGTACAAGGACTATGCCGTGTGTGCTAACGGTGCTATGTTCCGTAAGGATGTCAAAGGGTTTATGCCCAAACTGATGGAGAAGATGTATGCGGAACGTAAGATTTACAAGAAGAAAATGCTCCAGGCCAAACAGGAGTATGAGAAGAACCCGACCAAACAATTAGAGAAGGATATTGCCAAATACAATAACTTCCAGATGGCTAGAAAGATTGCTCTGAACTCTTGTTATGGTGCTATTGGTAACCAATATTTCCGTTTCTTTAAACTTGCAAACGCAGAAGCTATCACGCTTTCAGGACAAACATCTATCCGTTGGATCGAGAATAAGATGAACGGATATCTAAATAACCTGTTACAAACTCAAGACACAGATTATGTCATTGCATCTGACACTGACTCAATCTATATTAACCTTGGACCTGTTGTTGATAAATTTCTTAGTTCTAAGTCTGGCGACAAAACAACAGTTGTATCCCTACTTAACAAGGTATGTGAAGAAAAACTGGAACCGTTTATCGACGCGTCGTATCAAGAACTCGCGTCGTATGTAAACGCCTACGACCAGAAGATGCAGATGAAGCGGGAGAACATTGCAGACCGTGGAATCTGGACAGCAAAGAAGAGATACATTCTCAATGTGTGGGATAGTGAAGGGGTAAGATATTCAGAACCTAAACTGAAGATCATGGGTATCGAGGCTGTGAAGTCATCGACTCCTGCACCCTGTAGGACCATGATTAAGGACGCCCTTAAGTTGATGATGAACGGAACTGAAGATGATGTAATCCAATTCATCGAAGACTCCCGACAACAATTCAATAAGTTACCTCCTGAGGAAATCGCATTCCCTCGGTCAGTTTCTGATGTGAAGAAACATAAGAGTCATTCAACTATCTACGCCAAGGGTGCTCCCATCCATGTCCGTGGTGCTCTTCTATATAATTATTATATTAAAGAGAAGGGACTACAGAACAAGTATTCCTACATCA